AGTGGAAGAAAATGTATTTTACCTTGAAAACTTTAGAGAAAGATAATGGCAATTTATGATGATGTAAAGATCACTATCAACCTTAATGAGTTGGTAGAGATTAGAGCAAAACTCTTGACTCAATATGAAGATTACTCAAAAGCAGTATCAACTGGTGAGTATCTTGATGAGAATGATATTGATAAGATTGCAACTCAGTTAAGAGAAACACTTACTTGGGATACACTATATCATATGATAGATGGTGCTATACTAGATTATATGGGTTTAAAAAATCCAAACAAACCTACTATGGTGAGACAAGTATTGAAACCATTGAACTAACAATGGAGAAAGAGAGAAAGGTAAGGGAGAAAGAGTTCAAGAAGAACTTTGAGATGGTTAAATTGGAATCATCATCATGGACAATAGAAGTTCCAAAACGGATACGATGAGACCAGAAACCAGGAAAGCAATGGAGATGTTGTTTTCTGCAAAATGGAATATACCTCAAGCAGCAAAACATTGTAACCTTACTCGTAAAGAAATGATGATTACCTTTAATGAATATTGTGCCTTACATCCACCTACATATACTGTATTTGACAATGCAATTCAATTGGATTTGAACTTAAAATGAAAGAAGAATTATTAGAAATGTTAAAGAAGTATGCTTACCGTAAAGGTGAGTTTACTCTTTCTTCTGGCAAAACCAGTGAACACTATGTTAATTGTAAACCAGTTACATTAACTGGAAGAGGACTGACACTTGCATCTATGATGATGCTAGAGCATGTAGAGACACCTGTAGTAGCAGGTCTTACTCTTGGTGCTGATCCTCTGGTATCTGGTGTAGCAGTTTGCTCTGCATTGGATATGAGATTATTAAATGCTCTTATAGTTCGTAAAGAACCAAAGGGTCACGGTACAGGAGCATGGATAGAAGGCCCAGAGTTTCCAAAAGGAACAAAGGTAACTGTATTAGAAGATGTAGTAACCACAGGAGGGTCATCTATTAAAGCAGTAGAGAAACTTAGAGATGCTGGATATGAGGTTGATAGAATTGTAACAATTGTTGACAGACAGGAAGGTGGTGAAGATGCTATAATAGAAGCAGGACTGGAACTTCGCAGTCTATTCACCATAGAAGACTTATGCCAAGAATGAATCTTGAAACTAAACTAGTATTTGCATTAGAACACGTTGCTCACTTGGAAGACCTTATAGAAGGTAATGAGTGGGAGAAACATTTATCTGATAGTCTCTCGACTATGAAGTATGAGTTTGAACGACAGTTGAGTTTAGAACAACATCGAAAGGAAAAAACTAAATAACTATTATGATTCTAGAAACCGTACTAATAGCAGCAGCATTACCATTCGTGGCACTATCACTTTACTTTGGAACCAAAGGAGGGTATTATGATAGTGATGACTATAAAGGTGATGGTTGTGCTCACGATGTTCAACGATGAATAAGAGATTAGAAAAAATATTAGAACCTATAGTTGTATCAGGAATGGTAGTATTCTTAGGAATTGTATTTCTTATTGAGACAATAGATCTATTTTTAATTAGACCTATTTTTAGATTATTTAAAAAGAAAAAAAGGAGGAGAAGAGTATGAACTCACTTTTTAAAATCTTTTATACAAAATGGTTTCGTTCTGCACCAGTTGTAGCAACCATATGGTTGACTATTACAGCAGTCATACTTATAGAGTTTAATTACTTCTTCCCAGACCTTTTATTCCATCCAATGCAATGAAAGCAATCTTTAAATACCTAAAAGAAATTAAAGATACTGCTAAATATATGTTACAAGGGTTAGAAGTAACCTTTGATCATATGAGAAGGAGACCTGTTACTATACAGTATCCTTATGAGAAACTAATACCCTCTGAAAGATACAGAGGTCGCATACACTTTGAATTGGATAAGTGTATTGCATGTGAAGTATGTGTTAGAGTATGTCCTATTAATCTCCCAGTAGTCGATTGGGTGATGAATAAGGAAGCAAAGAAAAAAGAATTAAGAAATTACTCGATAGACTTTGGGGCTTGCATATTCTGTGGAAATTGTGTAGAATACTGCCCTACAAACTGTCTATCAATGACGGAGGAATATGAACTTTCAGTTTTTGACAGACATCAACTTAACTATGATAATGTCGCTCTTGGACGATTGCCCACTAATGTTACAACTGATCCCTCAGTTAAAGCATTACGTGAGTTGGCTTACCTTCCAAAGGGAGTCATGGATCCCCATGAAGTACCAGACAGCGATCCAAGAGTAGCAGGACCACCAAAATGAGTCATCCTAAAGGTTACACTAAAGAAGATATTAAAAGGATCTTAGGATCTTCTTGGCCACAAATGCCTGAAGATCATGAGACTGGTAATCAGATGAGAAGAAGAAAAGGACAAGAGATGAGGGATGGTAAGAGACCATATCCTACATACCCTGCAAAGAAAGTTGGTCCTCGATTTGATGAGAATGGGAAATATATTTACCCTGAAGGTAGTGGGTTTAATTATATGGATAAACTGAATCCTGATTCTGAATGGAGTGGTAAAGTATCATGAGTGGTATTCGTAATATACGTCGTGTTAAGACTTATGATGCTTCTATACCTTATACTAATAATGTACAAGTAAATGGTGCAGATGTAATACAAGTAAATGGTGCAGATACAGTTGCTCCAGTAAATGTAAATGGTATACCAATAACTAATACTAATTTAATACAAGTAGGACAAGTAGATAATCCTGATAATATAGAAGTGACTGGTAATGAGGTACAATTTGTGACAAATATTCAATCAACAGATACAAGTGTAAGACCTATTAGTGTGAATGATATTGCTGATGCTAGAATATGGCAGAATGAACCAACAACAGTAATCCCTCCAACTGTTCCTGTTACTGAAATCATAGGAACTCCTATAGTTAATATGCCAGGTTGTGTAAAGGTTCATAAGGAGAATGTTAAAGAGAGAAATAGAAATAAGATGTTGGTCGATGATGACCCTAAAGGTAATACAGTATTATGCGATGCTGGTGCTCCTTACTATCATCCAGCAGACTATGATTATAGAGGACTAAGTTGGCAGACTGTATATAATGAATCAGATGAAACACCTGAAGGTATTGATACTGGAGAACCACCTGCACCTGAGATACCAGATGCTCCATCAGCACCTGAAACGCCAGGTGAAACTGCTGGTAAGGTAGAGTGTCCTCCACCTAATGCAAGAAGAATAGGGGATTTGAATCAAGCAGGTACAGAAAAAGTTATTGGATATAAATTAACTCCTGATGGAAAGATATGTGAAACACAATGGGAGGCAATATCCTTTACAGAACAATACCTCCCATCGGTTCCTATTGTAACTACTACTGCTACTATTGCTGTGGTTGCGACTTCATCTGCCCTACTTGCCAAACCCCTAGCAGACCTTCTTTTGAAGGTGATAAAACCTGTTGTGAAGAAGGTTTTAGCCAAGGTAGATAAGATAAGGGGGAAGAAGGAGAAGGTTCTTTCTCGACGGGAACGACTTCTTGCTCAGAGAGATCGGAATCGGGCGATAATGGAACTTCGGAAAGCTCTGAAGAAGTAGAAGCATTAGGATTAGTCCACTGTGGTTGTGGTATCTGGTGTTCATGAGGTTCTACCTTTCCACCTGGTGCTCTTACAACTACATCAGCACATACACTATAGTATGGTGACTTAGGATGGAACATGATACCAGCCTTCATAAGTTCACCACAATTTTTGAGACGAGCGATCTCAAAGTCTAATCTTTTATTAGCAACTGCTTGAGTAGTCATTGCAATTTGTTGATCTGCTGCTTGGATACATTGCCTTTGCAGTTTCCTATTCAGTGGTATAGAAAGAGTAGCAGAAAGACCAGCATTGAATGACTGGTTTGCTCTCATGTCAGTACGTACTGGTTTGTACCATGATGGTGTCATTTCTCCACCAGTATCTACTATATCTGGAACACCATTAGGACTGTCTACATCTTGAATGATACTAATATCTGATCCATCAGGGAACCAACGGATTGTTTCTCCAGCAGTATTACCATCAGTTCCATCAGACACATATGTTCTATCATCATACCATGTCTCCCAAGGATAGTTCTTGACGGTAATATATGTTGGAACCATCTTACCTGTAGCATCAGTGGTATTATATTGTGGTTCGTTATAAAAATCTTCCCAAGGATCCTTTCTAGTATCTGCGAACTGCACGTATGGTGTAAGGTTAAACGTAGCTCCTTGACACTGCACTCCACCACCATAAGTGTTAGTTATGTATGGACCTTGTAAAACTTGTATTGCCTGGTTGGTGACTGAGCCAGAACTATTCGCTATTGGATTCGCTGTGGCACTCACACCCCCTACACCCTGTGCATTCACAGGGGCAGTCACAACCACACTCAGAGCAGATAGACATATTGCTTTTATTGGGTAAATGTACTTGTTGTATCTGTAACGCTTTGTATTGTTGTTACTCTCTGTATTACTGTTTGATTGGTCATTCCTGGTCCAGAATATGTCTGGGTAAATTGAAAGGCTCCACCAGGTTCTGCTATTGTGAAGTTGTTTTGAGCGTTGAAGTTTAATGAATCGAACGAAGAAGTTGTCGCTGCTGCGGTTGCTCCTGCTTCGTCTGTTCCCACGGTTGGTGCTACTTGCACTGTTGTTGTGCTCACATTGGGATTGAGGGCTTCTCCATTGTTTTCCACGCCTACCCCAGTCACTGAGTACTCCCATCCTGTCCTATAGTCAATTGAATTTATAGTCTCCGTGACCGTAGATTCAGTCTCGGTGTGGCTCGTCATCGAACCTTGCTGGAAATTGGGGACCACGGGTACTGCTCTTGCAACACCCGTACTACCTAATGCCAACACTAATATAGTTATAAGCCTTTTCATTGCCTAGTTTCCTAGTTAATTGAAAGCTCAGTTACAAACTGTCCAGTAGCTACAGTACCTGCTCCACCAGCCGTTACAGTCAAAGCACCTTCTGAAGTTACAGTACCAGCTAAGTTGCCAACAGTTCCTGCTGCAGTAGACAACTGATCACCGTATGCCGAAACATCACCGATGTCTGGTCCAGTTGTATCAATTGCATCACCTTGAGTAAATGCCTGAGTGAAGCTGAATGATTCGCCTGGGTTATCTTGTGTTGCAGCAATAGTACCAGGAGCATATACACCTGAAGTTATAGTACCAGCACTAATTGTATTAGCAGTCGTACCATCAGTTGTATCCACATTATTACCTGTGATACTGAATGAAGATCCAATTCTTTTCATTTGTGTTGCAGCAGCATTAACTTGAAGTTGAACACTAGAAGTCATTCTGGATGTTATATCAGCTTTAGCTGCTGGTGCTACCACTGCACCTGTCATCAATAACATTACAATAGGTAGAAATCTTTTCATACCCTGAGTATTTCTAACGTAGCTCTATTTATGGATTTTGAATTTATATTAAGTTTATTTGTATATTGTAATACACTTGACAAAAGAATTATTATGCGTTATAGTACTTTTGTTGAATCGACGGGTTCAACGGGGAGTGACTGAATAAACTTTCTGGCATATAGCTGGTTAAGGTGACGAGACACAGGTGGTGCTGCTACTCGCAAGAGTAGAATCGACTTACCAGTCGGGTCTCAGGCAAGGACGTAAAATTTACTACTGTAGTAATGCCCGTTCTTTGTTGGTAATACAGAAACCCAACCTCCCACCCTAATTCTTTTTAAGTAAAATGAGTATTAAACTAGCATTACTTAAGTCTGGTGAAGATATCGTTGCTGATTGGAGAGAACTTGTTCTTAATGAAGGTGACGATAAGGTAGCAGCATATCTTGCTTCTTATCCTTATGTTGTTACTATTAATAAGACTGATATCCCACATGCTGATGAACCAGCAAAGGTAGGACTATCTTATTTTCCTTGGATGCCTTTATCTAAGGATACTGAGATACCAGTTGATCCTGATTGGGTTGTAACAATGGTAGATCCAATTGATGAAGTAAAAAAATCTTACGAGGAAAAAGTTAATGTCATCAAAGAAAGACGCAATGGTGATAGTCCTAACAACAGGGACAACACTGATAGCGACAATTGAAGAACAAACATCTGAATTAGGTGAACCCGATTGTAAGTTGATTGAACCTTATTTGGTTACATCTGAGGGTACTGTAGAGCCTTGGTTACTTAATATAACAAATCAGAATGAAGTGATGATATCATCTGATAAAATATTAACCTTGGTTGATCCCAAGACTACTCTCTTAGCAAAATACGAAGCAGTATTTGATTAATGCGTTTTTATACTAACGTTCAACTTGTTGGTAACCAGTTCCTTGTTCGTGGATACGATAATGGGAAAAGGTTTACTGATAGGGAAGAATGGCGACCGACTCTTTTTGTTGATTCTAAAAAGAAAAAATCTAAGTATCGTACTTTGGATGGCAAATATGTAGATCCTATTCAACCAGGATATGTACGTGATTGTCGTGAGTTTTATAAGAAGTATAATGAGGTAGAGGGATTCAATATTTACGGTAATGAAAGGTATATCTATCAATACATTTCTGAGAAGTATCCACAGGATGAAATTAAGTTTGATATATCAAAGATTCAATTAGTTACTCTTGATATTGAGACTACATCTGAACAGGGTTTCCCTGATGTAGAATCATGTGTGGAGGAACTTCTTTGTATATCTTTGCAGGATTATTCAACTAAACAAATTATTACTTGGGGTGTTGGTTCGTATAAGATTAAGCAAGATAATCATAATTATATTGAATGTAAAGATGAGTTTGAATTACTCAATAAGTTTATTGAGTGGTGGATGCAGCATACTCCAGAAGTTATTACTGGGTGGAACGTACAGTTATTTGACATACCATACATCGCAGGACGTTTGAGGCGTGTATTGGGTGAGAAGTTAATGAAAAGACTTTCTCCTTGGGGATTAGTCTCAGAGGGAGAAGTTTATATTAAGGGTAGAAGACATGTTCAAATAGACATAGGAGGTGTCACGCAATTAGATTACCTTGACTTGTATAAGAAGTTTACTTATACTAATAGAGAATCTTATCGTCTTGATTATATCGCTGAGGTAGAGTTAGGGCAGAAGAAATTAGATCACTCAGAGTTTGATACTTTTAAAGAATTTTACTCTGGGAATTGGCAGAAGTTTGTTGAGTACAACGTAGTTGACGTGGAACTGGTTGACAGACTTGAGGATAAGATGAAGTTGATTGAACTTGCCTTGACTATGGCATATGATGCAAAGGTGAATTTCACTGATGTTTTTTATCAGGTTCGGACTTGGGATTCAATCATTTATAACTATTTGAAGAAGAGGAATATTGTTATTCCCCCTAAGAAGAGTGTTGAAAAAAACGACAAATACGCAGGTGCTTATGTCAAGGAACCGAAAC